AAAGCTCCCTTTGACCAACAACAAGCACTCACTCTGGACTTCTATAAGCAGAGAATAGAAACCCTTGAAGGAAAGGTTGAGACATTAAAGGACACAGTAGCAGACCTAAAGGCTCATAATGGGGGCGCAAGATGATAGTTAAAACAATGTTTGTGCTTATGCTATTCCTTAATGGCAATGTCATTGAGTTTATGGGACACCATGAAAACGAACAGGGTGAATGGGTAGAGATGGGTGTGCCTGGATGCCTCTCTATGAAGAGGACTCTTTCTAGGAATGGATGGAAGGATAACCCAGCTACAGATACAAGGTTTGCCTGTGAAAAACACGAGGTTGCAGTAGAAGATGACTGGGAAGGCAGAGAAGTGGTAAGGAAGATACTTGATTAAAATGGTTGTGCTTTGACATACGAAAAAGAAATAATACACAACTTTGATTGCATATTTTGTAGTAGGCTTTGGTCAATAATATTGCCGCCTGGAGCAGATCACAACATCTTAAACAAAAAACTACATTGCCCTTGGTGTGGGCAAAAACACAAGTACCTAACAGACGATCACACTTTAATGGAGACACTATGAAAATAATAAAAAAGATATGGTTAGAAATAAGGGAGAAACCAATTTGGGCAATCGCAATCGCCGTAGTCGTTGTTATATTGTTCTTCTAGCGTTATTCCTTAGCGCATGTTCACTTCCGAAACTGAAGAGTGGCCTGATGACAGGAGCCGCAACGAGCGCAGTTGTTGGTGCCACGAGCGTCTTACCGGGTGGTGTGCTTGTACCGACCTTGGCCGGGGGGATGACGGCTGCGACTGTCTCTGCCCTGAGTGCCGGGGACCAGATTAAAGGTGAACCTATTTCTGTCACTGCTGACACAGTGGTTAATAAAGCGCCTGATAATTTTTGGACGCTGCTCGGGAAATTAGTAGGAATGGGAGGATGGTTATTGGGATTGATACTGTTGCTTCCAATGATCTTGGGATGGATAATCCCCGGACCACTTACAACTCACAGGAAAAAGAAAAAGAGTTAGTCCGGGTTAAGTGGGTGGATATTATCTCCTACTCAGATTGGACTACACACGATAAAGTTTCATGCCCTACATTTGAAAGCGTAGGTTGGCTTGTGCACCGAGATAAAAAAGAAATAAAAATAGCTACCACACTAGACAAGTGTGATGGCTTGGGAGAAAATGATGGCGAACCTACTTACTACGGGATAACTTCTTTTCCTTCTGGTTGCGTTCTTTCTTGCGTTCCTTTGCATAGTCATCTAAGCTAATACCCTCCATCTGCTCAAACCTTTCACCCCAATTAACTTCGGTTGTTGGGGTTTTTTTATTTCTGTTTATCCAACAGTATCTAGCAAAGTGATACCTCCTATTTTCTTGATCTTTATCATATTTTTCCTTCCAGTTACTATAGTCTTTCATCCATCTTATCTATCGCCAGTTTTCTCAGAGTGCTGATGGGGCGTAATCGAGATACTGGAATACCAAAACAAGGAGGTCTCTCTGGCCTACCAAAATCAGTTTTGAATTCCTCCTGGACACACTCCTCCCCTGGTAACCAACCCTGTATGAGGTAAGTGGGTTCACCACCCTTTCTCCAAAAGTCCACTACCAACACGTAGTTCCTATCTTCTATTGGGTCCTCGGGCCTGACCAACAAATGCCTCTGTGCATCTTTGACAGAGCGCACCTCAATATCCTCACCGATGTCTGCCTTCTCATGGAAGGTATCGACACTACCATCCCAAAACACATCTAACGCTTTGGCTACAGCACACTCTGCTGCAGCTCCCTTGATATTCATATCAAACAAACCACCCTCATCCCTTCCCAGGCCATGTTTGAATGCATTGTGGCCTGCCCTCATACTGCTAAAGGACCGGGCCATGCCTACCTTGGCAGCCATTTCCGCTTCATACCATGTTAACTGAATCTTCATTGGGTTATGATGTCCTCTGTCTCCGTTTTGGTTGGGAACTCCACTACAGTAGTGCCTTCCACAGCTCTAAGAACGCTGTTGATCTCAGGGTTGAAGAAGTCCCTGACAGTTTCCCAAAGGGCCTGTTCATTTACAGTGCCGGATTCATTGGCAGCCTTTTGCAAAGCTTCATCAACATTCTTCAGGTGCTCTCCTTTCTGAGCCAGGATAGATGCCACCGCTATTGCGGAAGAAGTATGGAAAAGTAACATTCCTATAAGAGTGTCAACATCCATTTCTGTTTTCAAGTTTTATAATCCTCCTATAGCCTGCCAGGAACCCAAGAAAACCTCTAATGTTATCATCTAGCTCAGTTGATTTAGCCGCCTCAAACTCACCCGAGAGCTTGTCTAAGCGAAGCACGTAAGAACAATCTACCTCTCTACCATACATGTCAGTTATGCAGGCAGCGTAAGCAGCGCACTGTAGGTGATGAGAGGAGTAGATAGATTTGGAAGTCTTAAAGTCAATTACACAGAACTCATCATCAACCTCGGCTACGGCATCTACGGTTCCGGCATACTTGTGTTCCCGGTTGTAGACCTTCTGTTCTGCAGCAAACCAATTGACATCATGTTCCTTGACCCAGTTCCTGAAGGCGTTGACAGAGTTAACAGCGTTTTCATGGGGTGGCATAGAGGGAACCTCTTTCCTTATCCCTAGCTTCCACTCAATGGCGTTCTGGCAATAGCCGTGAGCTTGATGACCTATCTGTAGAGCCTCCCTGTTGGAGGAATAGTGGGCATTTCTGATCCCCTTAGCCATGTCATCAGGGGACAGCTCATCTTCTTGGTGTTCAAGGAACCACCGTGCCCCCATGCTGGCTGCCCAGGGGACGAGGGCCGGTTTAGCTATGTTATCTAAAACCGTGGTGGTTGCTGGAACATACTTACCATCAACACTGTATGAGTGTTTCTTTTCCGAGAACTCCAGATCGACAGTGGTGCCGTCGTGGTATTCAATAGTGTGTGTAGTCAAAACGGTACGTCATCCTCATCTGGTTCTTGGCTTCGGCTGCCGCTATCCTGTGGGATGGAGAAACTTAACTTCAAATACTTTTTCCCGGATTTACTGGTGTTGGTCCAACCAGCCATACGGTACTCCGTACCTCCGATCAACGCTTTACCCGTCATGTCTGGGTGATTGTCACTCTTCTTGTTCTCTTCCCTGAAGAGTGCGCCCTCGTTGTCTTTCTGTTCAAATGCTGCCATTTTAGACTCCTCTAGTTGACGTTGAATAATTTCTTGTTGGTGCGCCCAAGCCTGAGCGTTTTCTGCATCCTCTAAAATTTCTTGGGCGGTCATTAAATAGTACCTGCCCTTTGGTTTGCCTGGAAGGTCCTCCAGACTTCTATTTTTAGTTTTGCGGCCTCCATTAGCCATCTTATTTCATCATCCTCCTTTATGGCAATCTTATACCCTTCCAATAACTCAATATATTCCGGGTGGGCATAGGCCCATGCTTCTGATGCAGCTACAGTTCCCGGACCAGCTTTCCCAAACAAGATGGCATGTTTTGATTTCCTGAAAGCCTCCAAATGTAGGCGGTCAGATCTAGCCTGAGCTGCCCTGCCTGCGTTGTCTCGTATAAAGTCCACGGCCTTCTCAATTTCGTCGTCTGAAATCATTACAGAGTATCGGCTATGGCTTTCCGTATCGCATCCCGATCTACTTCGAGCACTCCCTTACGCATAGCCTCATCCAATGTACTGAATATGAAGTATATCTGATAATCTATTAAATTGGAAGTGTCGTGCATTTCTCGGTGGTGTTCAGGGCACAGTGGCATCGTGAACATATCACTGGCCTTGTACCCCATTCCCCCACTGAATGGTGCCATCCTACCCTTTAAATGATGGGCCACCACGTTCTCTTCGGATTTACAGTCAGCACAAGGGAGAGTCTGAACAAACTTCAGGTACTCCTTGCTTTCCCAGCGCTTGTGCTTACTCAAATCCATGTTTGGTGATTGAGGCCGTGTGTGCTGCCCCGTATTGCCCCACCTTGAGCCGGGTTGCATAGGAGCAACCCACTAACATCCCGATTGCTAACAACGTAATTAAAATTTTCATATATTACACACCCCTGATAAGCATTGTTCTTCACTGTTGTCTTCATAAACTACATCTCTCTTCTGTACAGCTTCCTCATATGGAATGGCTGAAATGGGTTGTCCCCCTCTTGATCCATCTGGATAGCAGGTCAGCCCTCTCAAACCGTGTGCATACTTAGCAACGATTTTAGAAAATCCCTCCACACTCCCTTCACTGTTCAGCTCCGTTCCCCAGGCTGGCAGGTTCAGGGTGCTTGAGATCGCATGGTCCACATACTTCTGTACGTCATACTGGAACTTGATACGCCTTTCGGGTTCAGCAGCAAGGTCTAGTGCGGTTTCAATTTTGTCTGGGGCGATCCCTCCCTGGATAAGAGACTCAGCAGTGCCGTCAATACTAATCTGATACTTCCATTTGGTTCCATCCGTAAGGTAACGTCTGCGATAAGCAACTGCGTAAATGGGTTCTATTCCGCTGGTGGTTCCTGCGACGATTGAGATACTCCCTGTCGGGGCTATAGCTCTGTACCCTTTAGGCCTAGACACATAGAACCGATCACAGTGTTCATTGGCTGCATGTTCTGATTCATCACGATAAACCTTGAGCCACTGCTTCAGTTCATCACACATACCATAGGGATGTCCTCTCTTCAGGAGCCACTCATGCAGTCCCATTAGACCTAGCCCGAGTCTCCTATTTTTCTCCCGAACCACTTTAACTTTTTCGTAGGGGAGGGTTCCTCGAAGCGTCCCACACACCAGAAATTTTGAAGACACCTGCACCACTTCCTTAAACTCTTCAATCGTTTCGATGTTTGCCATGTTAACAGAGCATAAATTGCAAACGTCAGAATCATTTTCGCTGGAAATTTCTGTGCAGGCATTTCGAAGGGTTTCATTTTCTTTTTCTCCAAAGTTAAAACTAAATCCAGGTTCCCCTGTCATCAGGGCCTGTCGGCAGTTCTGCATAAATATATCCGGGAGCTGTTTGGTTTCCAGTTCCTTCAGAAACGCATCGTCATAATTCAGACTGATGTTCATCATGTCCAGTGGAGCAGGGTAGTTGAAGTCTTGCTCTTTGGCTTCAGAAATCATCATCCCACTGGTTCCTATCGGCATCATGTGCCAGTTCTTCAAAGTCAGAAAATGTTTTGCATCTTCGTGTTGCCAGTTTAGGCTCCCATACATAGCGGATCGTCTTGACCCTCCCTGCATCACGTTCCTGCCCACTTCGTTTATAGTGTACAGTAATGGAATCGGCCCCGAAGCAACACCTCCCGTTCGCCGTAGTTGACGTCCACTTGGACGGGCAGCACTTACATCTACTCCAATTCCACCGCCAGTCATAAGGCAGCTCATCGCCCTCTGTGTGACGTTTGACCATTCTTCTCTTGTATCCTCCTCTAAACGTAACAGGTAACAATTGTTTATGAATAAAGCGCTTGGATCTCTCCCTGCGTAGTAGATATAACGTCCACCAGGGATCATCTTAAATTCGGTCATCACCCTAGCCAAGTGATCCTGATCGCTCTTGGCCATGATGTGGTGAGTTGTTCCGTTCCGGTTGCCACAGATGTCATTGACTATTGTGTTAACACGGTCAGGCCATTGCTCAAATTGGTTGGAGGCGTACTTCTGTCTGAAGACGGTCTCCCCGAGTGTGGTTCTAAAGGTCATTAGGGTGCTCCCGTTGAGGTTTGGAGGGCCGATAAGAAGGCACGGGAGCCACACCTTCTGATTTCGGTTGTTTATGTTTGTTACACATAGGATAGAGGTTGTCATTCAACTGGACGCAACCCCTCACCTTGCAAACAATAAAGTGGTACGGTTTCATAATATAGGGGCTGGGTAAGAGTTGCTTGGAATATATTCTTCGTCGAGAGCCATTGCAAGTAACTCTACCAGAGTTTCTAATTTTACTATAGCAAACATATCAGTTGAGTTTTTTGCTCCTACTACAATAGTTGGGATAAGATCATCTTTCTTGGAACCAACAGACGCTTGGCCCCATGCGCCTTTGTCCCCGAATAACCACTCGGGTAACTGTTGCCGATACTTGCATTCAATACCGAGGTAAGGATGGTCAACGTCTAACTGCTGCCTACCGTTGATTGGTATTCTTTTTCCACCAGATACATCCGCTACTCGTCGTTCAAATTTCTTCCAGGGTTTGTCACTCATCACTAGTTTCCATTTCGATTTTTCTTGGTTTTTGATTTTCTTCCATGAGATTGAGAGATGCAAGGTCAAGGTAAAGATCAAACTCCTGCTCTGCCATGTCCCAGTGCCTAGCTTTTGAAATGTTCAGGTAGGCGTCCGGGTCATCTGGATCATGGGAATAATACCGGCCCAAAAGTAATACGTTATCCACTCGATCTGAAAGTTCGCCTGCTCCTCTGATTGAAAAACGATCAAGGCGATCTCTAATACTCCCGGACTTACGTGCATGACATACGAGAATGCAGTGGATGTCTAGTTCCCTGCAGGCATCTGCTATGTTACAAACCACCTCTTTCTGCCCAGTGTAGTCATCGTTGGCAATACCTGAGATGGTCATTAAAGAGTCGATCAGCACAAACGTGGTGCCAAAATGGTCTAAAGAGTAACGAATAGACGCCATTAGCCTGATAAGATTTACGCTCCCCATCTTATCGAAGAAGTAGAGTTTATCTTTACTCCAAAACCCAAACTCTAGTGCGAAGTCCAGGGTTGGGTGGTGTAACAAGGAGGTTTGCCGGTACATCCTACTGAGTTGAGACACCGGGTCCATCTCCAGGGAAACCGAGAGGCACTTCTCCCCCTGCTCCATGGCATTCAAAAGAATCTGTCCAGCGACCAGTGATTTCCCCGAGGAGTTGATCCCGGCTAGGATCGTACACTCCCCTTTCCGTAAACGGAACTTGTCGGGAGAGCCCCAAGGTAGCTTTACTCCCTGTGCTTCCTCAGCGTAGACACACTTGTCTATTACTGCTTTTGTGTACTCATTGGCTCCTTTGATGGACTGTTCATTTTCAATTTCAATATACGGTTGGAGCAGCTCAGGGGTCAGTTCCATTATTTCTCCTTATAAACCCAATATCCAGAGTCTTCCAAAGTTCCTGGTTTCCCCCACTTCTTTCTCCAGGCCGGGGACCTAAACCACTGGTCATAGTATGGTTTTTTATTAGGATCTGCAGATGCTCCCATATACTTCCAGGATACTGTCTGATAACCCATCCCACCTGAATGCAGGTACGGTGCTGGCCCAGCCAGGGAAACCTCCCTGTGTGAATTATAGTCTTGTCGCTCGGGAACCTCAACCCTTTGGAGGCTCTGATAGATAGAAAGAGCCTCTTCGAGAACTCTTTGTTTTTGTCGAGGGGGGGCTTTGGCCTTCTGTATCTGCTCTATCTTGCGTAGCGCCCTGTTCCTGATGTTGTCGATAGGAACAGAGCCTTGTTTCTCTTGTCTTACGAAGACCTCCTTTCGGAGGCTTCGCATTGATTTAATATGGCGGTGTAGTCTATAATGCATGGTAAGCAGTTCAGTGGTTAAAAAAAGAACCCTAGTCTCAAAAAAAAAAGACTCCAGTCGGCCTACCGTTAGTAAAATAACCTAGTGCTTTGATAAGACAATTATATATTAAGTATATATTCTATGTGGAATTATTTCAATAAAAAAAAATTACCAATTTACCTTTTACTTTCAAGTAGATAGGAGTTATTACTTAACTATATAGAAGAAATGGTTACTCGACCATCTAATTATGCAGGGTGAAGGTCCTGCCATCGAGTAGAAAGCTGAAGTGTACAATCGGGGACTTCAAGACGGTCCCTTTGAAACGCCGTTAGAGTGCCATGTAAAGGGCAGGCCTGGGCGGAGCCTCCATATACCGGGAATCCGTGGGTGATAATACGATTGGACACTACCAAGTTGGAAGCTACGACGTAGGGCACCTACGTCTTATTGATAGCTATGCTTATTCTCCATTACTAGGATCACCTTTTCCAGTACAGTGCACAAAGAAACAACAAAACAGAATAGAGCTGTCACTCGACACAGAAACCTAGTAGCCAAGAATTCTATTTATAAACCGAAGAGGTTGAAGTTGAAGACGGCTTACAAGCGAAAAAAATACAATTTTTCTGAGGACTTTCCATCGTGACAGAGCATTTATGGGATTTTTCCATCGTGACGGTGGCTTTCCGGGATTTTTGATGGCAGGCAGCCCAGAGGCGTCGATCCAGGGGTACAAAAAAAAATCAAATTAACCTCTCGAGATATATACTTAATATATTATTAATATATAGTTAGATACCGGTCATAATCTAAGCTCAGATTGGCCCGGACCCCAGTGGTTACCAGGATAACCACTTCAGATACTCCAGGTTAGCCGTTTCGGGGTATGGTAGGGGTTACTGTATGGGTTCAGATATCGGCCCGTCAATGGCCTTAGAATCGCCCGACCCCAGGACCAAAGATAAAAAAATGGCCCCCGGTGAAGAGGGCCAAAAGGGAGGAAAGGCCAGGTATTTGCGCCCCCGGCTACGGCGCTAATCATTATTGCCGGTGATCCACTCCAGGATCTCGACCAGGACCCATATTACTCCGAGTACCAGTCCAGATGCAATGATTAAAGTCCAGAGTAGCCACCCTATGATACTAAGCCGCAAGGCTCATGGCCTGGTCCCAGGCACGAGCTTTAATGCTGCGCCCAGAATCGAAAGAACCCCCGTACAGAATTGAAGACCATTTACCCTCAACGGTAGTACGACGCCCAACCGCTTGCTTAGGGTCCGGTGAGTCAACCCAGTTACAGACCGCTGAAAATGCCCCGTATGCGTTCTTACGTCGAACATCCAGGTCCTGGCCCGGTGAATCCAAATAGCATTGTTCGAGCTCGGATAGTTCGCGTTCCAGTTTTTTCTGGCGCTTCTCATCAAGCGAAACAACACCAGGACCCACTAGCGCAACCTGGAAAAAGTTTTCCCGGTCACCTCGTGAGCGTAACGGAGTCCGCGACATTCGCTCCAGGTCAGCTTGTACAGAATCAAGATCAACCAGGCCGATCTGATCGACTAGCCTGGATACCGCTTCACTGTCGAGCGCCTTATAGTGCGGCAGGCTGATCGAACTACCACTATCGCGGTTAAAGTCGGCCTCGAAAGTATTATTACAGACCACTTGAACCCCGGATAGCTTCACCTTGTCGGAGGCCTTATAGACCGACATGAGATAATTTAAATAAAAGTTAGTCGGGTCTTGGCCGAACACTTCGACTTGCTTGTCGAACTTAGCAGCTCCGAATACACAACCTCCCCGGCGCAAAGATCCGGCAGTGGTAATGTGAGCATGGCCATGGACCTGCTTAGAGACTTCTTGAAAGAATTGAATGAGGTCTGACGGTTGATGACCCTGGGCGGTCCAGTGAGACCCAACACCAGTTAACTGTATATCGTCCTGGTTTGTCTCCCGTTTGACTACAGTGCGGTTGTAGTCGGCCTCTACGGTCAATGTGTGGCCTAGCTTATTACGAACCCGGACAGTGTCCTCCAGGACCACATATTTAAAATTAAGACCGGCCTCTTCCAGGGTTAACGGAATATTATATGGGTCCGTTATAACCTGGCCGAGACCATGCCAGGGATTGACGCCTTCTTGGTAGACCATCCTAGCTCTACCGTCGGCAAAAGTATCTAATTCGTGCGACATAATATAGCCCTCAATTTTCCCTGGTGCGTCCAGGTCCGAATGCTAAAAGTAACATTATTGAGCGCCCTCCAGGACGCTCTAAATGTCACCTTACAATGGTGCCGGTATTGATCCGCACTGCAGGCCTGGTATCCCTATGGTGTTCGACTATGGCCTCGTAGATAGGTTCGTCGGACCAGTTGCCAGCTACGGCTTTCCAATTGACGCGGTTAGGTACATATACATCGAGGTCCACAACATAATTCTGGCCCTTGAATCGAAAAGTTACCTCGGCTCCAGGCTCGGCTTGGGAGTGGTGTTCGAGAGCATCGTCGCGGTGTTCTGATAGTATAGATTTACGCAGCTCATCCAGGACACCATTAATTAATCCCCGGACCTCAACTAAACCGGCGTATCTGTCAGCTACCTGAGTCCCAGTTGAGGCCCTCATTATTGAATCGCCTATACGTTTCCATAGATGACTAATCGAGACCCGGTCAGCATAGGCTAGGTCCTTATCTTTTATAATCATCAGCTGGTCCCCCCAGGGTTAAAGCTATCATTAGCTTTAGTACCTACAATGTTAGATTCAGTTATATCGGTGCAATGGTTGTCATGGTGCACCTTCATTATGAATTCATGGATATGATCTAATTGTTGCAGGCCCCCGATTAGCCGGTCTCGTTCATTCCGGTATTTTTCGCGTCGCTTCCAGGATTCAGTCTGTTCAATTAGTCGCTTGAGGTCCTTCTGTCTCCAGTGGATATTGTCTTTTAGCTCTAGGATGTAGGTAGATAGGCATGAGGCCGATTGATTATCAAGCCAACGCCAGTCAAGTGTACTGTTAGTAATATACATAATATGCCCCCTATGGTCCTACCGGACCAAAGTTAAAATAAAGTAATTGTAGACGATGAATTGAACAATGTTTAATCCAACTAACCCATATATAAACGCTTCGGTGTATTTCATATTAGCTCACCTATAGGGTTACGTAGCTCTGGTTCTGTTCTCACCTCGTCCTGGGGTACGACGGCTCTCAGTTCTGTGCAATCGTCACAGTCGCACGGCTTAATCATAGTGGCATGTTCCAGGACACACTTTGCAGTCGGCTCATGGATCATGTGGCACTCAGTAGCTGTATTGATCCAGCCAGGTTGAAAGTAAATCCACATGGACCACGGTCCTTCGTGGGCTTCGCCCCATTCGTCTTCTTCAATTTCAACCGACTCAACAATATGTGGGTTAGCGTCAACCCAACGTTTCACTGTTACAGGTAGCTTACTGTTTCTCATAAGGCCCTCCAGGTCTAATAAGTAGGTCGCTATTTAATGCGACTCATCTATTCTGAGGCCTTGCAAAAGAAAATGCAATAACTATAGGCGTCTATTTGATAACCTCCAGGGTCCGAGAATTAGCGCTATAGATGGGGATCAGCCCCACCCACACAAGCTTGTCCAGGGTCTCAGTCGAGGGTCTACTGGTTCTGAACCTGGCCCAGAGTGCGTATTCTGAGCGCTTCAGCGGCCCACCAGGCGCCTCTAGCACCTATCCGGTGCAAGTAGGCCTGTCCTGGTCCCCCGGCCCGTCCTGAGGCTTACAGCCGCCCTCATGGCGGCACCCGTGCCCGGCCCCCCCATGACCCCCCCGAGCCGAGAGGCCTGGGCTAGAGGTTCATCCCACACAGTGAAGGGTTATTTTTTCAACCATAAGGTGTCACTTATATAGGAGGTGTAAAATGAAGAGTATGTTACTGGCGAACAGCCACATCAGAGCAATGGACCGTTTCTTCGAGAGCGCTGTAGATAGAAACCTTAGTCCTTTTGCGGTAATGGATAAAGTATTGGACAGTATTACGACCCCAATCCCCCCAGAGGATGGGGCAGAATTCACCGTCTATAAGATGGTCCCCCATAGATACAAGGTGGTTTATCAGAAGGATGGATCGGTTCACTACAACGTAATAGAGGAGAAAGATGAAGAACTTCAAAAAGAATAAGGACCCCAACACGGTCAAGAAAGATGCCATGCTCGGTAAGAAACTACCGGACGACTTCAACCTGAACGTAGGCTCACCAATGGTCGGTGCTATCGGTAAAGGTGAAGCGGCGATAAGAAAGGCTTCTGCTGCGGCTGCTGCCAAGGCCTTTGGATGAACGGCAAATATACAGATCCTAAAACCCATAAGAAGGACGCTATGCTAGGTAGTTTTTGGGGTTCATTGGGAGCAGCGCCAGCGACGAGTAGGAAAACTGCTAGACGTGCTCTACAAAGTGCAGGCAAAGCCTTCAAATTGGACAGGAAGAAAAGAAATGCGCCCTACTAAATGAAGACTGAAAAACAGGAAGCCTTCATAGAAGCCTTTTGCCTGACGGGTAATGCCTCTAAGGCAGCCCAGATGGCTGGCTACTCTGAGAAGGTCGCCAAGCAGAGAGGCTACAAGCTCAAGAAACAGTTTGAGTTTGAGATCCAGGAGCAAACCAAACAGATGATCCAGAACGCAGTCCCTGGAGCCTTATCCCAATTAACCTCTTTAGTTGACAGCGCTCAAAGTGAGTCAGTCAAGTTAGGGGCTATCAAGGATATTTTAGATAGGGCTGGGTACAGACCCGTTGAAAAGACAGAACAGCAGATCTCTCACGTGGAGTCAGCCTCTACAGATGAGCTGAAGAAAGAGCTTGAGGCTTTGGTAGGAACTTCTGAGGAGATACCTGAGCTGCTTAACTGATGAACCACGGAGACCTGGAGAAGGCAGTCAGCATTGCCCGTGAGCTGAGACAAAGAGAAAGGTACAACAGGATAGATTCCTATGATCCTTACCCTTATCAAAGTGCCTTCCACAAAACAGGAAGTGATGCCAATCAGAGATTACTGATGGCCGCTAACCGCATAGGAAAATCCTACTGTGGTGCTGCGGAATTATCCTATCACTTAACCGGACTTTATCCTTCGTGGTGGTCCGGGAAGAGATATCGCCAACCCATTATAGCTTGGGCTGGTGGAGTCTCTAATGAAACAACTAGAGATATTGTACAGTTTGAGTTACTTGGAAGCCCTGATGACCCGGACGCCTTTGGCTCGGGTGCGATTCCGAAAAATCTGATAATAAAGACGGAAAGAAAACCAGGAATACCGAACGCGAAGAGCGTTGCCCTAATTAAGCACGTGTCGGGCGGTAACTCTTCTTTATTCTTTAAGGCCTATGAGATGGGTCAGGAGAAGTGGCAGGGGAGATCAGTTGATTGTATATGGCTGGATGAGGAACCCCCCAGGGATATTTACTCCCAAGCTGTCACTAGAACACTGGATAGAAGGGGGATGGTCTACATGACCTTCACCCCTGAGAACGGCATGACGGAGACCGTAGCGTCCTTTGTCAACAGCCTTAAGCCGGGGCAGTCCCTGAATAACGCAACCTGGGACGATGCCACTGAAGAGGTCAGGAGCGTCCTACACGGGGACAAGGGGCACCTGAACGAAGAGGCCATGGAGCAGATTATGAATACGTATGCTCCCCACGAAAGAGAGATGAGGAGATACGGACGTCCCTCAATTGGTTCAGGATTGGTCTTCCCAGTTTCAGAAGAGAAGCTCATAGTTGATCCTCTTACTTTAGAGAAGCACTGGCCACGTGTGTGTGGAATAGATTTTGGTTATGACCATCCCACGGCAGTTGTGTGGATGGCCTGGGACAGAGATGAAGATGTTATCTATGTGTATGACTGTTACAGGCAGGCTAAGGCCCCACCAGCAGTCCATGCCACGGCGATAAAGACCAGACCGGCCTTTGTGCCCATTATCTGGCCCCATGACGGTTACAGGAAGGATTCCATGGGGAATCCAGGGTTGGCAGAACAATACAGAAGCCTTGGCTGTAACTTACTCCCATTTCACTTTGAAAACCCCCCAGCCCTCGGGGAGAAGAAAGGGGGCAATTCCATAGAGGTCGGGATCATGGACCTCCTTCAAAGAATGGAGGACGGGAAATTCAAGGTGTTCTCAACATTATCGGAGTGGTGGATGGAATTCAGGATGTACCACAGGAAAGAGGGGAAGATCGTTCCCCTACATGATGATCTGATGTCTGCGACCCGATACGCAGGGATGTCCCTTAGATTTGCAGTCTCAGGAGAAGACCCTACCTGGGACAATGACATCGAATACAAGAACTACGGGATAGTCTGATGGCTGTTGTAGATGGGGTTCCTTTTCAAAACCTGTGGATGAAGCCTGCTACTCCAGCATGGAAAAAGGCAGTGCAGCCGGTACTTGATTTCCCATCTGCTACGGCGGAACATGCCAGAGCAGCCTGGGAATCTATGGGGGTAGCTGAACCTTCCCCATTAGACGAGTGGCCTGGAAATGAAAGTTACAGGGCTGCCAGAACCGTAGGCAAGAACCTCTTAGGTGGCTTCAACTTTCTGATGTCTCCTGTTACTGGCGCCTTTGAAACACTCTGGAACAAACCAGCTTCCATAGCGTTACAGGCTGAAGCAGGGGTTCCTAAGAAGTACGCAGACCCTATTGCTTTGTATGGTTCTATGGCTTTTCCAGGTGTTGGTTTTGGGGTGCAGCTAGGGCAGTTGGCAGCGAAAACCCCGAAGACAATCTCAACTGTTCAAAAAACCCTAAGAGAACTAAAAAAGGACAAACCACCTTCTTATGATGTCGCTGCTGCCAGGACTAAGGCACAAGAGCACATAGGAGCAGATGTATCTGAAGAGGTTGTAGAAACAAACAAGCTGTTTACCCTACGTAAGGATGGGTCTCTTGGACCTTTATTTATCGGAGCGAAAGAGAGAATCCCCGTTGGGGAATGGGTCCAGTTTGACGAAAAACTCTCAAGAAAAGGGTTTGCAACACGACCAGGAATCCATGCGCCAACGGCAGATGCTCCCCACATAAAACCAAAGGTTGGGGAAGGTCGCATAGAGAAAAAGGTCCTTCTCAGGAATTGGGAAATACTACAGCGTCCTCAGAGCCAAGGTGGTAATTGGTACATAGCTGGGGAGATGAAAGTTCTCCCAGAGGCTGGGCCTAAGATTGAAGGCTTACAGCCTACCATGAAAGAACAGTTATGGAATACAGAAGCTAAGGACGTAACGAAGATCGTTAAAACAAATCCTGGCTACAGTAGTGATTTGCTAGATCTAAGTTCTTTAGGACAATCTCCTCAGACACGTTATGGTGCACCGGGGCACTTTTCATTAGAAAGGAAAAACCTCAGTCCTAAAAACGAAGAGTTATGGGACGAGATATTTACTCCCGAGCACTATCGCCGGACCATAAAACATATTGACCTTGGCCTGAAAGAAGGCGGATTCCAGTGGTGGGACTTAGAGCCTCTACGCTACTCTTTTATAGAAAAGTTAGGGCCTGACCTTGGGAATTCCTCATTCCTGGACTTTGTCCAGATCACTGGGGCGCTTAGTCCTGGATCGCAGGTCCCATTAAATATAAGAAGAGCTGCTTATTTTTACCACCTCTTGAGTGCCAGTAAGAATCCTGCACAGGCAATGCTGAAGTGGGAGCAAGGAGTTCCTAAAGGGCTGGGGCACTATATGCCTGCAACCCATCTGAAGGGATTGGAGAGGGTGTATAGCGATCCCATGAACCAGGGACTCTTATCCGTTAAGGGGAGTAAGGAGTCTCCCAAAGCATCCAGTATGTCGTGGAACCTCATGGGAAATTGGGGAGTACCGACAGTAGACGTACACATCATGGATATGATGACAGGCACTGGCTATCACAAGTTTGATCCTCGGAAAGGGAAGCTAACAGGCAGGTCGCCTGAAGCTACCATGTACGCAGCCCCAGAACAGGCACTGATAGATATCTCCCGTAAGAAAGGGGTACTACCTGGCCAGGCACAGGCTGCTGCTTGGGGTTCGTGGCGCAAGAGAGAAAGGGGTTTAGGGGAAAGTGAACCATTCCTGATTTTGTTCGAGAGGATTGTAAAAGACACGGCCCAGAAGTTGGGTAAGACCCCGGAACGGGTTTTAGATGATTGGATAAAAGGGAAGATACCCCTGGCCTCTGTACTGCCTATGGGAGCCACTCAACTCGGCACAGATCTTGCCGATGACATCTTTGGAGAAAAGTTAATTGGCTGAATACGAAAAGAAACGGAGATTCTCCGGCGAAAAGCTAACGGAAGACGATCTCGTAGCAAGGATTCGAGAAGAATTAACTGATTCTCTTGGGTATGGTGGAGACATGCTCTCTATTCAAAGAGAGAAGGCCATGAACTACTACTATGGTCTCCCCTTTGGTAACGAAGTCGAGGGAAGAAGTCAGTTTGTAGACTCCACTGTGGCCGATACTATCGAGTGGATCAAACCCTCGTTAATGAGGGTGTTTGCGTCCGGTGATGAGATGGTCAAGTTCAACCCCCAAACACCTGAAGACTATGAGATGGCTGAACAGGCCACCGATTATGTCAATTATGTCTTTGGCAGGTTAAATCCTGGCTGGGAAATTTTATATTCCTGGTTTACTGATGCACTTTTATCAAAGAACGGCATTGTAAAGGTCTGGTGGGATGAATCAGAGGAGTGGAACCGGGAAGAATACATAGGGCTCTCTGATGTTGAACTGGAAGCTCTCGTAGTTAAAGAAGAGGTCGAGGTCATAGAGCACACGGCTTACGATGACCAAGACGCCCCCTACCACGACGTAGTTATCACCAGAAGAAATAAGGCAGGGCAAGTTCGGATAGAAAACGTCCCACCGGATGAGTTTCTAATCTCCAGAGAATCGAAAACCATACAGGATGCAAGGTTTGTCTGTCACAGGGTAAGAAAAACCCTTTCCCAGTTAAGGGAAATGGGCTACGACGTAGACCATGATGACCTCTCACAAGGCTCAGAGGATTACCCACTCTTCAGTGAAGAGATGAGAGCAAGGTATGAGTTTGATGATTCCTTTACCTTTGGCATGGATGGTGCCCTGATGGCAGGGGATGGAACACAACGTGAATACTGGTTGTATGAGTCTTTCCTAAGAACTGATTACGATGGTGACGGCATTGCTGAACTGAGAAAGGTTTGTACGGTGGGAAGCACCGTCCTAGCCAATGAAGAAATAGACCGTACCCCCTTTGTTTCACTGACCCCCATAAAAATACCCCACAAGTTCTTTGGGTTGTCCGTTGCTGACTTAGTAGAAGATCTGCAACTCATAAAATCTACGTTGCTGCGAAATTTAATGGACAACATGTACAACCAGAACTTCGGTAGATATGCGGTTTTAGAGGGTCAAGCAAATCTTGATGACCTCTTAACACAGAGACCGGGTGGTGTGGTCCGGGTTAAAAGCCCGAACGCAATCATGCCCCTGTCTACACCCCCACTTGAACCCTACTCGTTCCAGATGCTGGAGTACATCGACTCCATACGTGAATCAAGAGCTGGTGTGACTCGTTACTCATCAGGATTAAACGACAACGCTCTTCAATCCCACACCACTGCAACCGCAGTGAACCAAGTGATGACTGCTGCCCAGTCAAGGGTAGAACTCATCGCACGTAACTTCGCAGAGACTGGCGTAAAGGATCTAATGAGGGTCATCTACGAACTGTTACAAAAAAACCACGACTACAAAACTGTTGTTCTGTTAAGGGATAAGTGGGTAGAAGTACGACCAGACGCCTGGAGAGACAAGGCAGACTGCACAGTGTCTGTGGCTTTAGGTCATGGCAACAGAGACCAGCAGGCCATGCACCTCTCACAAATGATTCAGTTCGCATCCCAAGCCATGGCTGGGGGACTCTCCATCGTTACAGAGAGAAACCTCTACAACATGGGTGCAGCTCTAGTAAAGAACATGGGCTTTATGAACGTGGACGACTTCCTCACTGAACCACCTCCACAGGAAGGCCCGAGCGTCAAGGAGCAAATGGCTCAGGCAGAGATGCAGATCAAACAACAGGAGCTTGAGATCAAGGCTGCTGATGTGGAAGTAAAGAAACAGAAGGTTCAACTGGAGTCCCAGAAAGCTGCAGTACAGGCACAGCTAGACGTTGCTGAGTTAGAGATGGAACAGCAGCAACAGAGAGCTGTCGCTATTGGCAATACATAATGCCTAAAAAACTTGAGGACTGTGTTCGCAAGGTAAAAGCGAAAAACAAGAATTCCAAGAAGAAGGCAAACGCCTGGGCAATTTGTGTAAAGAGCACTGGACTAAAACCACACAAAAGGAAACGATGAAACTAAACGGAACAAGAGAGGCGGACGCAAAACGCCTACTCACAGACAACCTGTTCATAGAGGCTTTTCAAACTCTAAGAACAGATCTGACTGGACGCTGGAATACTTCAGCCGTCCAAGACGTAGAGGCCAGAGAATCAATCTGGCTGGCACTGAGACTGCTTGACAGGATTGAACTCCATTTAGCGTCTATTGTTGAAACAGGCGAAATGGAAAAGATCTTGGAGAAGCAACACCCATACATTTAAGGAGAACCCGTGGATACGCGACCAGCCCCACTAGAAGAAACCGAAGGTACAGTTCGGGAAGCGGAAAATGCGCTCATAGGACTACTGAATCCTGAAAAGGAAGAATCAGAATCCGAAGAAGCCAAACCTACCGAGGAAGAAGAGTCTACAGAGGAAACTACAGACGAAGATCCAGAGGGGGAATCTGAGGAAGAAGAATCCGAAGAGGGGGAAGAACCCGAAGAAGACGAAGAGGATGTTCTATACGCTGTCAAAGTTGATGGCGAAGAAATAGAAATACCACTAGACGAGCTTATGAAGGGATATTCCCGTCAGAGTAGCTATACTCGAAAATCACAAAAACTTGCAGAACAACAAAAAGAGTTCGAGACCGCTAAACAAAACATGGTCTCTGAATACACTCAGATTCAGCAAGAAAGAACGCAGTATGTTCAAGCACTTCAAAGCCTAGCGGAAACACAAATGGGTGCTCTCGGACAGTGGTCCAACATAGATTGGGAAACCATGAAGAGAGATGATCCAATTGAGTTTTCTGTCAAAAGGGAAGAGTACAGAGAAGCCCAGGATAATTTCAGAAGGGTTCAAGAAGAGCAGGCACGTGTACAGCAGCTTGCTTCTGATGATTACCAGAAGCAACACCAGGAACTCGTCCAGAAGGAATATCAGTCATTAGTCAATGAACTGCCCGAATGGGGAGAACCTGAAAAGCAAAAAAAGTTAGCTGCGAACTTAAAGACCTATGCTACTAACCAGGGATTTTCTGGAGAAGAAGTAGACGCTCTTGTAGACCACCGTGTGATGTTGATGCTTCGTAAGGCTTGGCTTTACGACCAACTTCAAACAACAGACGTCAAGGGTAAGAAGTTAAAAAACAAACCCCGTGTGGTTCGTGCTGGAACCGGCAGAGACAAAGGTAGAGAAACAAAGCAAAAGCATTCTACAAAAATGGACAAGCTCCGAAAAACAGGTCATGTCGATGATGCCATGGCTGTGTTAGAGGGGCTAATGACAAACCTCTAAAGGGAGATATAAAAATGGCAATTGCCACAAACACATCACTGACCTATTCCTCATCGAAGATTCGTGAGGAGGTGTCTGATGTGATATACAACATCGCCCCAATGGACACACCCTTTCTTAGTGGCTGTAGCAAAACCAGTGTTGATAATGTCTACTTTCAATGGCAGACAGATACAATTGGTTCTGGTGGAGCTAATCGGAAAATTGAAGGCGATGATAACATCGCCGCCAATGCCAGGGTTAGTCCGACGTTGTTGGGAAATCGCACACAGATAAGTCAGTACGTCAATCAAACGTCAGGCACCGATCAGGTCATGGATTACGCAGGTCATGGCCGAAACCAAGCCTACCAAATCGCTAAAAACGGAAAGCGCATGAAGAGGGACATGGAATTCATGTTGACCAACAATGTTGCTCAAGTAGCAGGCGATGCAACCACAGCAAGAGTTAGTGCTGGTATCCCGGCTTGGTTAAGTTCTAACTTTACTGATGGTGGAACCGGAGGCGGTTCTGCTGGTAGTGCAGGCACAACCCCAATGACGAATTCCAGCGGTAGAGCAGCTATCACGGAAGCTAACATCAAAGTCGTTATCAAGCAGTGCTACGACTCTGGGGGAAGCCCAGATCTGATCCTGTGTCCGTCTAATGTTAAGCAGGCTATCTCAGGCCTTTCATCTAACGCTGGTCCTGGTTATCCGTTACGGGTTGCTGCTTCTACATCCGGTCAATCGACCGCTGTAAATGCAGTGGACGTATACGTCAGCGATTTTGGAACTTTCAGAATCGTGCCAGATCGAAACCTTGCTACGGATGGTCCGGGAAGTAATGCCGGTAATGTTTTCTTCTTGGATATGGATTATTGGAGTGTTGCATGGCTCCGTCCTTTCCAGACTATTGATTTAGCAAAAACGGGAGACTCTATCAAACAGCTCCTGTTGGCTGAATTTGGTCTGATATCAAAGAACGAAAAATCAAGCGGTATCCTTGCATCTGTTCAGGCGTAATTAAGAGAAGGGGGTGGGGCAACTTGCCCCCAACTTAACATGAAAGAATTAGAAAAAATAGCACTAAAAATGAACGCCGAGAAGAAGAAGGCACAAGCAAAGAAGCCTAAAACCGGACCACAAAACACAAAAGAATGGTTGGAAGAGGGTGTAAAGGAAGGTAGAGGTTCTGGGTTTGGGAGAAAGATATATGACATCTGAAACACTTGTTCTCGACAAGGACAACGTTCGTAGAACCGATATGCACTTTGATGAGGTAGATGACACCATTACCTTTAACACTGTGCAGGATGTTGGCCCGATGTTGGAAGAAAACAAAAATAAGATGAATGCGTATGGTGACAAACTCTCCCTCGGGAAGAGGGGGGAATGGCATCACACCGCTTCCATCCCAATTACGATCTGGGAAAAGTGGATGAATGATACCAACGGGGCCATAGAAAAGGATGCAACACTACTGGCAGCTTACTTGAACAACCCAGACTATAAGTATTTCAAAGTAGCCCCAACTAACCTATAAGGTAAAAGATATGATTGATGTTAGTAATGTTTTCAAACCAGGGGTAACACACACTTTGTCTGCCACCACCAGCAGTGGTGCGACCAGAACTTCTGCGTTTAGCGACCAAGTTACTGTTGTGATGCTCACAGCTACTGATGACTGCTTTATAGCATTTGACATTGGTGGTGGACCAACCGCTACCACATCTTCAGTATTCATAACTCAAGACACACCCTACCTATTTGGGGTCAGTTCTGGGTCTATGTGCGCTGCCATAACATCTGGTGGCACTTCCACAGTCTACGTTACTGAATTAAGTCGGTAAGTGCGTAATGTCGCTGTAGTGGGGTTAGCCCCCTCTACACATGACGACGCACCCTACAATGACCCTAACTGGGAAGTGTGGGGACTCCCCTGGGACGAAGAGGGTTGGCCCTACTTTAATCGCTTGCTCGATATACACCCCTTGGAGTGCATAAGGGAAGCAACTCCATCATTTTACCGGAGAGGATACGAAGGCAGACTCAGGGAACTAGATGCTCCTTTGTATATGCAGGAGGCCTACCCTGACATCCCCAACGCTATTCGATACCCACTAGAGGAAGTTTCCTCAGAAGTGGGGGACTACTACAGCTCTTCCATTGCTTACCTTTTAGGGATGGCCATAGTAGAGAAGGTAGACAGGATAGGAATATGGGGGGTTGACATGGATTCTGAAGGTGCCCCTGGCCATGCAAATGAATACCGGGATGAACGCCCTAATTGTGAATACTTGATTGGCTTTGCACGGGCTAAAGGTATAGATATCTACTTACCCGATGCTTGCCCACTCTTAAAATTTAATGGTGAATTCCCATTAGGGAAAGTTACCCCAAAATACGGACACCGTTATGGATATTTGGAAAAAAACTAGATGGCTATAGGAACTTACACAGAACTCAAAACCGCTGTAGCGAACTGGATCAACAGGGATGACCTGACAGACCGAATCCCAGAGTTTATAGCATTAGCGGAGGCACGGTTCAACCGTATGCTCCGGGTGAGTGCTATGGAGGGTCTTTACACTGCAGACACCGTTAAGTCTCAGAGGAACTACAACTTACCCCCACGATACCTACAGATGAGATCCCTGCGCTTAAACAGGGACCCACTGGTTGTACTCACATACCTAACTCCAGAAATGATGGATAGAGTCTGGGCTGGGAGTGCGGTAGGAATTCCTAACGCTTATACCATTAAGGCCAATGATATATTTTTAGGACCTGCTCCTTCTGCTGTATACGAAATGGAGATGGATTATTTTAGGAAGTTCGATGCTTTGTCCGCTTCCACCGCAACCAACTGGGTGATGATAAATGCCCCAGATGTTTATCTTTATGGCAGTCTTCTTGAGGCTGAACCTTTCATAATGAATGACCAGAGAACCGCTTTGTGGTCTGCTGCATTTTACAAAGCAATAGAAGACATACAACTTCAGAATGATAAAGACAGACACTCTGGTTCTGAAATGAGAGTAATGAATACTAGCGGATATCCATAATGGCTGCACCAATTCCATGGAGTAGTGCTACAACCCCTATAGACTGGGATGTCATAGCAATAAATTGGAATACCGCTGCTAAGGCTAACACGGGTACTTATGGAGCACTTACCGATCAAGCTGTTGCTGGTGAGGGGGCACTATCCCCTGAAGTTACATTCGGAGCTTTAGCGGACCAAACAAACACCGGCCTGTTAACAATACCGACCAGTGTATCACTTAGTTCCCTTGGAGGGATTGCTTCTACGGGCGGTATGAGTTTTTCTGGGATTGTTTCTATGGGGGCACTTGCAGGCCAAGCTATGAGCATGGGGTTATCCATCGCAGAGACTGCTTCGTTAGGAGTGCTCGGTGATTATGTTAACGGCGTTAATCATGCAGAAGATGTAAGTATGGGTGCGCTTGGTGACTGGTCTTCTACTAACGCATTTCTATGGAATGAGAAGTCGGACATAACAACAACCTGGACAAAAGTACCTTAAAAAGGAGTAGCATAAATTGGATTTTCAACCAACTTTAGAGGCCCACGGAGGCTTACACATGAATGAGACAAAAGATGTAGATCTTAGCCTCGAAAATTATTGGGAAGTGGTTTGCCATGACTCAAACGGGGTCGAGAAGTGGATAGAGAAAAATAAGAACTTGGTCACTACGGCAGGCGCCAATCACATACTGGATGGAACCTTCAAAAGTGGAACCCAGATTACAGCCTGGTACGTTGGTTTGACTAACACAGGAGCCACCCCTGCCATTGCGGATACCATGAGTTCCCACTCTGGTTGGACTGAGCTGGTACACACCACAAAATACTCAGAGACTGTAAGGCAGACCCTGACGTTAGGCTCTATCTCTGGAACAACCACAAGTACCTGTGATAACAGCTCAAGCAAGGCAACCTTTTCTATGAACGCCACAAGCACAGTAGCAGGTGCGTTTGTTGTCAGTAATAACGCCACCTCTTCTGCGACCGCAGGCACCCTATACGGTGTTGTGAACTTTGGTTCAGAGAGAGGAGTTATCAGTGGGGACACACTGACAGTTACGGTTACGCTTACTGCCAAAACAGCGTAGTAGGAGGGTCTAATGACTACTGAAAACGCTAGTTATATAAGCGAACTGAATGCTGCATACCCAGCCGACGGTGATGCCGTCGGTGAGGGTGGTGGTACCACTACAGGAACCGGGTCTACTCGGGGCCACTTGAATATGATTAAGTATGCTTTGAAGACCCAGTTCAGTGGGTTATCAGGGACTACGGCTGTTACTTCCTCTGAAGCAGAGCTAAACCTGCTAGACGGTGTAACCGCCCTTGTGGCTCTGGCTTCTGACCAATCCTGGTCTGGTTCCCAAAGAGGAACCCCACAAACTATTACCGAAGGTACTTTAATAGATTTGGATACAGGAAACAACTTCCTGTGGACTCCTTCGGGGGCAGATGAACTATCCTTCGCTAACGAAACTACTGGACAATCAGGATTCATTAAACTGATAAATCCCTCTGCTTATGTTATTACCAAAGGCTCGGAGGTAAAAGCCTCTGCTACATTCCTTGCGGATGTTACAGCTGCAGGAACCTATCTGGTTACTTACTTTTGTGATGGAACTGACGTCTACGTTTCCGCTTCTGCTGCGCTTTCCTAATGACGCTACTCCAGTCAGGTCTTGCTAAATCGGCTGCTGCTGACGCCTACACCGTCGATCAATCTCTGCGCCTCAATGCTGCAGATACTCCATATTTAATTCGTACTCCCGGTACGGGTAATAGAAAAACGTGGAGTGTAAGTTTTTGGGCAAAATTAACTAAAGCAGATACCTCTAGTTACGGAGTAATATGGTCTGCTTGTGCGACATCCGCAAGCTTGCCGGGAGATGTAATTATTGTCGCAACTGGTAATGCTAACTGGAGATTTTGGATTGACGGCTCTTCGGAGGGCGATAGAGATCTTCAAGCAGTAGCAAGAGATCCATCATCGTGGTCTCACGTAGTTTGTTTTTTTGATTCCCCAAACCAAACAATGGGGATGTATATCAATGGTGAATTGCAAACCGCTATGAGGGCTACAGGCAATCCAACATTAAATTACGACTCAGATACATTTGATGGTTCTACTCCTATAAGGATAGGAGAACCAGCATCTACGCGAGCAGGAGATGATTGTCTTGATTGTTACGTTGCTGAGTTTCATATGGTTGATGGTCAGGCTCTTACTGCATCCGATTTTGGAGAAACCTCTGCCACAACTAACCAGTGGGTTCCCAAGGAATACGAAGGTACTTATGGTGACGAAGGGTTTTACCTTAAATTTGCTTCAACAGAACTAGCGGATAGTTTTACGGATAGTTCTGACCCAACCGCATTTACCCCAACGGAAGATTTAACTTGTCAGGTTCTTGTAGTTGGTGGTGGAGGTGGGAGTGGTACAAGAGGAAATGCTAATGGCGGTGGTGGAGCAGGTGGGCTTGTCTATGTTTCCAGTTATGCCGTAACAGCAGATACAGATTATGCGATAACTGTAGGTGATGGGGGGGCATCAGTTGCAACCAGACCAACTGCCGCTACTGATGGTGCTGATTCTGTTTTTGATAGTGCTGATGTTGCTCAAATACTTACCGCAAGCGGCGGTTCTGGTGGGTCTACGAATGCTGATAATGCAAATGATGGTGGGTCAGGTGGTGGAGGATCAAATACTCAATATGGAGATGGAGTTTATGGTGATACCAATCAAGTAACA